GCCGGTGGTGTAGGTGTTGGGCGCGAACTCGCTCATGTACACAGGGTGCCCCAGCAGGCGGTCCGGCTGCCCGGCGACCATGCTGCCCTGCCAGGCGTACTGGCCCTCGCCGTCCTTGATCTTGGCGATCATCTTGCACAGGTCGCGGTGCATGACCCAGGAGGCGTTCCGCTGGTACTGCTGCTTCAGCGCGTATTTGGCCTCCTGCAGCCCGTCGAAGGTCACCGTGGTGTCGGTGTTCCCGGTGCTCACGTCGCGGTCGGTGTTGATGCCGTTCGCGTTGGCCACGAAGATTCCGAGGGGCTGCGCGGTGCCGTTGCCGTTGAGGTACGCATTCTCCGCGCCGTTGGCGATGCGCAAGCGCATCTCCTCCAGGACCACGCCTTCCGCCATCGGGGCATGCTGGATCAGGGTGCGGCTCATCTTGATGAGCTTGGCCATTTTGTTGGGCTTGAATTCGCGCCGGCCGTACTGCACGCTCGCTTCTTCCGGCGCCGTGGTGATTTCAGATACCCAGGTCGCGTCCGCCGCGCCGGTGGTGCGCACGGGGAAGCCCAGGGACTGCGCGGCGCCGATGGGTCCGACCACCTTGGAGATCTGCCGCATGAACAGGATGTCGTCCAATCCCTTGATCAGGTCCTGGACGAACTCGACCGGAGCGGTCAGGTAGCCGGCTGCGGCGTCAGTGGTGAGCTTCAGCTCGTTCTTGTACGCGGTCATGTGCTGCGGGTCGCCGGACAGCGCCTTGGCAAACATCTCTCGTACGGCGTTCTTGGCCTGCGGAGCCCCTTTGTCGGATTCCTCGCCCATCAAGCGCTCCCGGTCCAGCTGCTTCTGCTCGGCCATGATTTTGCCATTGAGGCCGTCAAACTCAGCCTCCATCTTAGCAAGCTGCGCCTTGTCCTCAGCGCCCATCTCGGCGGAATCGAATTTGTCCATGAAAGCGCGAATGCTTTCGGTTACGCGGGCACGGTCTTGCATCAGGTCAAACAGTTTAGCCATTTTTTCAGTCCTCCAAAATTTTCTTCTTAATGTCGAAAAACCGCTTCTGCTGGTTTTCCATGGGTTCCCCCGTTTCCGCGGGGCTTGGGCTGTTATCTGCTACGGGCTGAGGGTTTGCCTCCCCGTTGTCAGGCGTCTTTTCAGCGTCCTCATCGGGCGTTTCTTCCTGGGCCAGGTCCTTTGGCGGGTTCTGATAGAGCGCGAGGTACTTGTCCAGGTCGGCGCAGGCCGCGATGGCTTTGCCTTCCTCGATTTCGTCCGCGAAGCCGTCCGCCAGCGCCTCCTCGCCGCTCATCCAGCGCTCGGCGTCCATCCATCCAGCGATGATTCCGGCGTCCTTGCCGGTGCGCTCCGCGTAAATCTCCGCCAGCTGCCCGTCGACGCGCTCCAGTTCGTCCGCGATCGCGCGTATCCGGGCCTTGTTACCGCCAACCAGCGCCCAGGCGTTGTGGATCATCAGCGTCGCGGCTTTGGGCATGACCACGCGGTCGCCCGCCATCGCCACGATGCTGGCCGACGAAGCCGCCAGCCCATCCACGTGGACGGTCTTTTGAGCGGGATGCCGCTTCAAGATGTTGTAGATGGTAATGCCGGCAAAAACGTCCCCACCGGGGCTGTTGATGTAAACATCCAGCGCGTCAATCGCGCCAAGCCCGGACAGGTCTTTTTGAAACTGCGCCGGGGTCACCTCGTCGCCAAACCAGGATGAGTCGCTGATCTCGCCGTAGAGGTACAGCTCTGCCTTTTTGGGCGCAGCCGCCCTAAAATCCCAGAATGTTTTCATGTCACCATTCCTTTCGCCTGCGCGCCCCGCGGGATGTTCTGCCGCGCGTTGGCCAGCGTGATCATATTGCCGTTCACATGCAGGTCGTTCCCGCCCGCCTCGTCCGGCAGCTCGTCCATGTCCTCCAGCCGGCGCACCTCGTTGGCGCTCATCACGCCCGTCTGCCGCATCGTGTTGTAGAAGGACGCGCGGGTCGCCGTATCGCCGCGCAATAAGGCATTCGTATTGAACCTGAAGAAGTAGGTGCCGCGCTCGCCCTCCGTCAGCAGGTCGCGGTACATCGCCTGCTCCAGCCTGACCGACATTGGGTTGATGCAGTCCCGCACATACTCCAGGCTCTGCTGCTCAATGTTGCTAAAGGTGGCGTGCTCCATGTCCATCGCCAGGTGGGCAGGCACCCCAAAGATCCGGCAGATCTCGGTCACCAGCCACTTGCGGGTTTCGAGCACCTGCATCTTTTCCATGTCGCGCTCGAACATCGCGGCCTTGCCACCCTCTTCCAGGAAGAGGAACCTCCCCGCGTTCTGCGCGCCCTTGTAGTTGGCCTCGAAGTCCGCCTTGAACCGCGCATACGCCCGGTCACTCATCCCGCCGGGAACCTCGATGAAGCCGCCGGGATTCACGTTGTTGACGGCCTGCTGTGCGTAGCTCGCAATCGTCCCGGTCAGCCCCAGCACCTCCGCCGCAATCCGGATTGGGTCGGCCGCGTTGTGCCGGTCGCCGAATAAAAACCCGCCAGCATACAGGAACTCGCCCTCGCGCAGTCGTTCCGACACTCCGCCGCCGACGTCCACGTCGATGTAGCGCTCTCCGCTGACCGCGTTCACCTTCACGTCGCTGACCTTGCTCGTCGGGATGTTCCACAGCGCCACGATCCGGCCGGAAGGCTCCCGCTCGATCTTGGCGTAGGCGCCGCGGGTCAGCAGCAGGTTGGCCACGAACATCTGCCAGAACTCGTACGCCGTCGTCTGCGGGTTGGGGAGCGCGTATACCAGCCGGTACAGCCGGTGCCGTGTCGCCTTTTCCTTGCCCCTGTCCGTGTTCCTGTACAGGTGCAGCGGGAGTGTGGCGATGGTTTTGCTGATGATGTCCACACAGCGGAACACCGCGGAGATCTGCAGCGCCTTTTCCGTGCTGACTGAATAGCCCCTGCCAGCCAAATAGCTGGCCCAGCCGTCGTCACTCCCGAGACCGGGCAGGGAGGTGAGCGCCTTTATCTCCAGCACTCGCCCGAATAGCTTAAATCTCAATCCGCTCACCTCTTTGTTATTAGATGACGCGCATCCCGCGCTGCTCGTATACCGACCGCCTCGGCTCCATGCGGATGGCGCCCGCCATCGCGTTGATGAGCGCGACCGTTGGGTCGATGCGCTCGATGGACTTGTTCTTCAGCGGCTTGACGTTGCCGTTTCCATCCGTCGCCACGCGCACATTTCCGAACGACCACCGCGCCACCGGGTCCCCGTTGTGCGTCAGCTCCCCGGTTCGCATCATCCGCTCGATTTCGCCCATTCCGCACGACATTCCGGCCATTGTCTGCGGAATCTCGACGAATTTGGCCTGAATATCGGCCGGAAGCAGCTGTTTGAGGTACTCCAGACGCCACGGATCGCAGAAAAAGTGCACCACTTCGTACCGCTGGCACAGCGCCGCCAGCTCGTCTGCCACCAAGCCGTAGTCCACCACGTCGCCGGGGGTCGCCCGCAGATGGCCGTCCCTCACCCACTGCGCATAGGGCACATGGTCCCGCACCTCCCGCTCCCTGATATTGGCCTCCGGAATCCACTGCATGGGCAGTTGTCGCCAGTCGTCGTGCGCGTCGGATGGCGGGAACAGGCAGCTGGCCGCGGTGATGTCCGTGGTGCTGGACAGGTCCAGCCCGATATAGCAGCGCTCGCCGGCCAGTTCGCCTGCGCTCCAGCCCCGCTGCGCGGCGTCCCACAGCGACAACGGCAGCCAGCCGGTCCGCTTCAGCGCCACCCATTGGTTGAGCCTCAGCCAGCGGAAAAGCCGCTCCGCAGACTCGCTGTTGCGTGCCGCCAAGGCCTCGCTGCGCACCGTGTCCAATTGGATGGTCACACCCAGGCTCGGGTTGCAAGCCCACCAGACCGCCTCGTCGTAGATGTCGGCGTCCTCCGGCGCTCCGTACACCCGCGCATACAGCGTCGGGTCAAGCGCCGGGTTCTCAATGACCTTCAGCGCCAGCTCATGCCGCTCCCAGCCGATGCTGTGCCGGTCCGGGTCATCCCCGGCCGTGGTGATAACCCACAGCAGGGGCTGCCTGCGCGTGGAGCTCGCCCCAAACGACATGACGTCCCACAGGTCGCGGTTTGGCTGCGCGTGCAGCTCGTCAAAGATGACAATGGACGGGTTCAGGCCGTGCTTGGAGTAGGCCTCGGCGGACAGCACCTTCAGGAAGGAGCCCGTCAGGCGGTTGTGGATTTCCTTCTTGCTGTCCACGACCTTGAGCATCTCCTCCAGCCCTGGGTCCTGCTCGATCATCGCCTTGGCCGCCCGGTATGAGATGGCCGCCTGTTCCTTCTCCGCCGCACAGCAGTAAATCTGACCGCCGGGAGGGTCGCAGATGAGGTGGTACAGCCCCAGGGCCGCGATCAGGGTGGTCTTGCCGTTCTTCTTTGGGATTTCCAAGTAGGCGCTCTTGTACTGCCGCGACCCCTGCGCGTCGAGGGTGCCGTATACCGCCTGGATGACCTCCTTCTGCCAGGGCCGCAGAATGAACGGCTGCCCATAGAAATCATCCGTCAGGTGCATCAGTTCGATGAACTCGATGACTTCCTGCGCCTTGTTCTGGCTATGCGGCACGCATCTCACCCCTCCGCCCGCTTGGCCATGAACGCCGCGATGCCGGCGGGCTTTTCCTCCTTGGGCGGCGTCTTGGGCACCGCCCTGATCCGGGCCGCCGGGTTCAAGAACAGCCTGTCCTCATACTTCAGCAGCAGCTCCACACCCTTGTGGATCGCCGCGCTTGTGCGGTTCATCTGGCCGTAGAGCCGTTCGCGCGCCTCCGCATCGTCAGCGGCGGCCAGGTCCCCGCTCATCTGGCTCAGCGCGTCCTGCATCCGCGCGACATTGGACAGCTCCAGGCAGTATCGGTTGATTGCCTGCTGGTCCAGCGCGCTCACAATCTCGATGGTCGAGTACAGCCGCTTCAGCCGCAGGAACTCCGCATGCGCAACCTTGTCCGCCTTGACCTGCGGGGACTCCTGCAGTTCCCTCTCCACCTGCAGCGCCCGCTCGCCCTGCTCCCGGTACTCCAGCTCCGCCTTCGTCCGATGGCTTTTCCCTTCCAGGAGAAGCAGTTCGGTCGGCTTCGAGGGTCTTGACATCCGGCTCCTCCTTTCTGAACTTGCTTTTGTTTTGGGAGAAAACCTCGCATAAATG